AATCCTGCTGCTCCTGCTGCTTTTGCGTTCTTAGCTGCTACATGTCCTGCTGCTGTTGCTGCTGCTGCGCTGCCTAACAAGTTACCAACATTAGCTTGATTACCCATAGCTAAGTTAGCTTGATTAAGTGCTGTATTACCAATTATATCAGCTTTACCTCCTGCTAAGCCACTTGATATATTGGCTTGGTTAATTGCTGTATTTTGGCCTATGTTAGCTTGTTGGCTTGCTGCATTCTGTCCCATAGTTAACTGATTTTGTATTGCGTTCTTTTGGTCTGCTATCATCGGCTGACCTACTAGCATAGCGTTCTGGCTCAATTGCTGCATTGTATCACCAGCAGATAATCGACCTCTAGCCGCCGCCATTTGATTAGTTTGGGTGTTAGCGTTATCTAAACCCATCTGAAATAGTGGGTTGTTTTGTAGGAAATCAAACTGAGCATTAGGGTCTGTTAAGAATCCTGCTTGGTCTACGCCTTGCTGGCCTAGTTGAGCGTAGGGGTCATATAAGCCACTAGCTTCTCGACCTGCTCTATTTAACCCACGGCTTGCTGCGTCTGCGCCTTGTGATAGAGCGTTTAGTTGCTTTGAGCCTGCAAGCCCTAATCTGGCCTCTTGAGTTTGGCCTGTAGCCTCTAACTGCTCCGCGTTTAATGTTGCCGCGTCTGATTGCAATACACCTGCATGTTTTGCAGCGTTTGCGGATGTCTCACCTGTTAAGTGTCTTACGAATCCCATAATAGAACCTTAGTATTGTATATTTTACCGCGCTTCAAGAAGTTATTTAACTGTGTGTCAATCACTTTAAAGCCGTTTAGTTTGGCGAAATCCAGTACATTCTTATAGAATTCTGGAATCTCTGCGTACAGTGGTCGAGTTCTATCCATTAATAGGAGTGATTGTTCGCCAAATTGTTTTGCGTATTCTTTTCTGTGCTTAGGTAATACTTGAACATGGCATTCCTCACCGTCAAGGTAAGGGTGATAAATCATTAGACCAATTATAACATTATTAACGTACCCTGCATAATATCGGCAATCCTCACCCATTGGTGGCTCAAAGTCCTTAGATTCTGGGCTGTTATCATCACTAATAGTGTCGTATATGGCCTCATCACATAGAACGTGCTTTATCACATCTATGTCATTGGTTTGCTTGATTATCAAATCTCTCGGCCTGTTACTGTGAAGTATATGGATGCCAATGCTGAACACTCTATTTTTAATGTACCACCAGCAGGTATAATCTGATTGACGATACCTATACCTAAATCATTCTCATTCCATACCACTATCTTGTATGGTATTTGTGGCTGAGTAACACCAAATGATGATGTTATATAAGCACCATAGCTAGCGTTAACTGCTGATGTATTGGATGCTGTGAATGATTCAATAACAACATCCTGACTACTAGGAGCTGTGTATAGTACCTGTGGCGTATCAATTGCATTAATGGTTAAGTTATCTACTATCTGAATAGTTGCCATTATCTTTCCTTACACATAGTTTTTAGATTCACGCACAATAAGTATGCTGCTATCAAATATCTTACATGAGCCAGTACCAGTGAATGTTAGATATATAGAGCCGCCATTAGTAACAAATGTGCTGCCAGTAAATACAGGAAACGATATCGTAACAGGCTGCTCTGCGCCACCCTTTAGTAAAGGTATCGTGTGTGAGACAATAACACCTAAACCACCACCAATATCAAGCTCAAATCTTAACTCAGGAGTTGTACCTGCATAATCTTCAGCTTTAAAGCTAACCCTAACACTATACGTATCAAAGGCAGCTATTGGTACAATCTTATTTGCTACTGTATCCCATAGATGGCCAGCCACACCAACATCGGAAGGTAACTTCGATATAGTTGATGAACCACCATCATTAATCCACAAGGCGCGTGTTCCTGTCGGTATAGTCTGTGTTGGTGTAGTTACCGTTGTGTTTGTATCAGTAAGCTGCTCCCAGCCTTGAATTCGTATGAACTCGCCACCACCTAATCCATCACTAACAAACATACCACCCGGTACTGCCGCCGGAGTATCACCCTCAACAACCTTTAGCCTAGTATCCAAGCCGGTTACATCAGTTTGTAGTGTTGTTATGTTACCCTCTGCCGCTAACACATCAGACTCTAGTACTAAAATATCTGCTTCTGCCGCTACCACATCCGCCTGCAATGTTACTATACTAGCTTCCGCTACATCTAAATCAGTCTGTAAGATACCTACATCAGACTCTAGTGCTGTAATATCGGCCTCGATTACTACATCTTTAGCGTATAACTCTGTAAAGTTAGCCTCTGCCTTTGTGAATGCTGTGTATAAAGTATCACCAGCTTTAGCGTTCTGTGTACCTATGATTATGTCTTGCTTTGCCATTATGCTACAGCCTTATCAGTGGTGATTAAACTTGTGTCTATGGTAAAACCTGATGTATCTACAGTGAACTCAGGCAAACCGCTTATTTGTTTTTGCATCCATTGTACTTGTGAACTGTTACCATTGCTACTTGAGTTGGTTAGGTTATTTAGTGGGTCGTCATTGCCGCCTAGCTTCTCCCATAACTGAAATATAACAGTATTTTGCTGTTCAAAGAATGCCCTAGTCACCCTATCCTTAAGGAACTCAGGAGGTATTCTTAGGAATGGTGGTGGATTAACAAAGTTAGCCATTATCTACCTGCCATTTTCAAATCAATATTAGCACTATATACGGAGTAGTTAACCGGGTCACTAGATGATAGTCTCAACATACAATCGTAGAATGTTTTCATATTATCCCATTTAACCTTAAGAACAAACTCACCTAACCTACCAACTCTGGGCCAAGCTCCTGCGGTCCAAGTTCTGCCACCATCAAAAGATGCTTCCATCATTATTCTAGGGTTATCGCCTTGCCCTGCTATAACACCTACGCCTGTTTCCATACTAACAACAACTCTAGACATAGTAATAGCATCACCTAATGATCCGCCTATCAATCTAGCGTCAATATTAGTCATAACCCTTACTCTTTGTAGTGGGTCACCATTGTTTGTATAGCAACTTAAATCTAAACAGTAGATATTGCCATTAGTAGCATCTGCTACATATTCGTGGCCGTAAACGCTAATTACACTTGAGCCTTGCCACTTGCCATCATCAGTACCGCTTGATAATTCAAACCACCCATTCTCACCTAGTGCTTCATTAACAGTAAATGTCTTATTGGCTGTAGGGAATGTGATTGTGTAGAAGTTCTGACCCTCAAAAGTGTATGTATACCCGATAGCATCATCTACTACAGCAAAGTTTGATATAGCATGGCTTATTGCGTCTGTACTTATACGCTGCTTAGTACCTGCCTGTGCAACATAAATAGCATTATCATCACCAAGCCAATAGAAAGCCTCATCAGTTTTAGCTATAGAGTATGGTGCTGCTAGTCCTACATTGAATATACGGCCTTGTAACTTGTCGATAGGTGGAGCACCAACGCCTGAGTTATACCAACCCACAATAGAGCGAACACCACAACGATATATAATCTCTTCAAATACAAAGTCACGCACCATAGCATCAGGTAACGTCTCTTCACCCACTCTATTTAGTCCGCTGGCTACAGCGCCATTACCAACATTTGATACGGTAGAGAAGTCAGCAAATGTATATATGAACTGGTTATTAAAGAAGTCTACTGATATAGCGCCTGTGATGTTTGTATCTGTTACCTCTACTACTGTAAGTGTGTCTGTGTTGTACTGCCATACTTTCTCACCCGGTACTACGATGAACATATTAATACCATCGTCTGCTATAATACATCTAGCAGTGCCAGATATAGTACCACGCAATGTATGAACGCCTAGTTTACTAATCTCATATAATGAATCACCCTTAACCTGATAAAGAACCTCAGCCATACGATGAAAGCCACGGTCTAAACCTTCCTCATTACTCAATGCACGTAACCCCGGAAAAGGCATTAATACATATGGGTCCTTACCGCCCTCGCTATACTGTTGATACCAGTTTTTAGTTTGCTGGCTAGATAAAGGTTTAGACCTACTTTGATAGCTAGGCCCTGTTACATTGATTGGTAAGGTTACGAATGGCATTACACTATCATCCCGTCAATACTCATTGTAGGAGCCGGACCATAACGGCCCTTCTTGTCTGCTTTGTTAGCGCCTTTAATGGCACTTAATGCAAGTTGTGTATACTTTAATGCTTGCTCTTGGTCTTGTGAGTAGAAGTACACTTGAGCTAGTGTACCGTATAAATAGATGCTCGGATGCGCTGTTAGTACCTCGTTAGTTTGTACTGATACACTAAGCGATGCCGCCTTACGATAATACTGTATTTCTAATGTGTATTCTGAATCAGGCACTCTATCAAACTGAATCTGGTCGCCTATGATAGTAAAGAATGTTGGCTTACCTGTGGTTACTTGTTTGTACATCTGCTCAGGGGCTTGAAATCGTAATTCACCGCCATTGTCGTTAGTAACTAGCCTAACACTGCGTGCTGATTCAAAGTCAGTAGGTAAGCTTACGTACTGGCCTGTGGTTAGCTGTGTGGTGATAGTCTCCATACTACGAACAGTTAACACTTCCATTTCATTTGAGTACATAGCATTTTCAGCTAACTGAATAAAAGTAGGTATCTTTGTTCCTAAGTCATCACGGTGAGACCAATCAATTATCTCTTTGATTAAATTATCGTAAGTGTCTAACATTAAATCATGCCTTGTTTAGTTCTCAATGCGTTCCAATCTGGAGAATTGAGCTTAGATAGTAGATACTTTCTGTTCTCTACCGCTAAAGGGTTAGGATTAGGATAACCTTTTGCTTTCATTTCTTCACGCCACATCTCTAACACGATAGGTGGAATGCTTGCCATCTTGTGCCAACCGCCCTTAAATCCTGCTGTGCCGCTATTCATTTCTGCTTTGTTAGCACTTAGGAATGGGTTAACATCTTGTGTCTTGTGGATGTGTATTTTACCAGTCGTAGAGTCTTTATTAAAGGTTTCTAATATACCAGTATTTAAGTCTAAATCTTTCATTTAAACAGCCTTGTGTTTTTTGAATATTGCTAACTCACTTTCAGTACAACTAAACTCTTCACCCACTCTAACCATGCCATTAATAGTGCATAGTGATTTAAGTGCTATATGTTTCTTGGCTACTTCTTTCTTAGCAACTTCTAATGCTTTATCTGCCGCTACTGACTCAGCCTTTTCTTTCTTAGCTGATGCTTTTAACTTATCTAATTTACTCATTGTGTAACTCCATATCGTTAAATAAGAGGGCGCAATGCCCTCATATAATCTACATAGTTATTATGATGTTAATGCAGCAATAATACCGCTTGACTTAGCATTCTTAGCTTCTAAGGTATACTCAGATAACAATTGAACGCGGTCAGAATCACCAGTTTTAGCTAAAGGAGTTTCTTGGAACTCAGCTAGAGTAGACATACACCACATATCCATTTGTAGTACTAACATTGAAGTTTGTACTTGGAAGCGGTTAGGAACTACAGCTAGTGAACCAAAGTCAGAAACATAGATATCAATAGCAGAAGTAACAGTCTTAGCGTTACCATCTACGGTACGTTGTGCAGTACCAGCAGCACCACCATTAACCAAACCAGACATAGCTTGCTTAATAACAGAACCAACCATGATAGTATCAGGTTCTCCGCCTTCGTCCCAGATAGATGCTAAAACACCTTGTAACTGAGCTTCAGTAAATGCACGGTTAGTACCCGGAGTTAATGCGTCAGTACCGTCACCAGTAGGAGCAACACCACCAACACCTAAATCAACGTTGTCAGCAATCCATGATTCAACACCAGCACATTCACGAGCTACTGATTCAGAACCTACAGCTTTAGCTTTGTTAGCTAAAAGGGTAGATTCCATGTCACGTTTAAGCTCTTTCGCGCTCTTCATGATTTGATAGTCTAACTCATCACCACGGCCAGCAGAATCAATTTGACGCTGTGTGCGGGTAACGCGTGGAACTTTGTCACTGATTTGAGTGTAGTTACCTAAACGTACTGAAGCGATAGCAGCAGTAGTGGTGGCATCTTCGCCCTCAATTACAGCGTTAGTAGAAACAGCAGTAGCTAAGCTATCTGTTTGCCACTCATGGTTGGTAGCAGTCGCGCTATTGCGAGAAATACCTGAAATGAATGGAGTTTGAGTTGGCGAAATGTCGTAAATAATGTCGCTTAAATCTTCACGATTACCAATTGCATCGTATGTACTAGTAGTATCAGCTGGAGTAGCCATAATTATTCTCTCTTAAAGTTAAGTTTATTTAGTTAATTGTCGTTGTTTATTCTTTGCTTTCCGTAAAGCAATGGCGTTCTTGTCATTCGGGTTAGCCTTAAAAGCTCTCATAGCCTTATCAACGTCCGTTTGAACACCAACTGCCGATGCTCTAGGTTTTGTACTTACCGGAGCCTTGCGTACTTTCTTCTCAATAGCAGCGTTACTTTTAGTTTGCTTTTGATATTTAGCAGCATCTAGCATAATTTCGTAATGTCTAGCATCAAAATTAGCTAACTCTTTCTGACCAATGCCGCGAGATTCCGCATAGCTGCTCATTAGGTTAGTGTCATCTGTGAATGCTTGACTCTGCTTGCCATTATCCATCCACTCAGGATGATTGTTAAACAAGTCTGTACTTACTTTTGCCATATCTACATTAGGTGCTTGAGTCGCGGTTTTAGCTGAGTTAACAAACTCTTTAAGCTTCGATTGCTTCTCTGTGTACTTAATGTATTCCTCTGGGTCGTACTCTCGCAATTCTGCTACATCATCTGCTGATAGAGTATCTTCGTTTAACATTGCCTCCAAAGTTAGCAATTTATCGTTAAGCTCTGACTCTTTGGCACTGTAAGCTTCTTGGTTAGCTTTAAATGCTTTCACTTCCTCAGCATGAGATTGTGTTTTGCGAGTGTAATCAGCCTGTCTTAAATGCCCTTGCTCCCACTGTTCGATGTCTTTAAGGTTTATTTCACGTCCTTTGTAGTCGACATAAAGGTCCTCATCCTCATCTTCAGTTGGCGCATGTGCAATTTCTTCTTGTGCTGATTCCTCAACTTCCGATACAACCTCCTCATTGATTCCCTCTGATTCGATTATATCTTCCACTGGCGCATCGTCTGACGACACATTAACTGGCTCTGTAACTTCGGTTGGCGCTTCTGGTGAAGGCTCCGATGTTCCTCTAGCCACTTTAATTCTTTCTAAAAATGCTTGCTCTGTATTCATTGCTGACAGTCCTATCGGTTGTTGTCGTTAAGTTAAATTATCTTGCGTATGTTATTGTTTATCTTATCCATTAAGCTTAGCTGTGCTGTCTTACCTGACTTAATCTGTTTAGTGAACTTCTCTATGAACATCTTTAATACTTGGCCTTGGTTCCATGCTGCTAACCGTTCAGCCTCGCTGCTCAACTCTGTGCTTTCAAACTTGTTAAGTAAATCACCACGTACTGATATAATAAACTCTTGTATCAATGGGTCATTAAGTAGCTGTTCAGCTCGTTGTGCCTTTTGCACTGTGTTCTTTAGTTCTATCTCAGTCATTATAACGCGTTACCTTGTTGGTTACTAGTTTGTGGGGTCATACCCAAATTCATGTATAGAATTACCATCTGTAGCAATATCCTTAGCCTTAACCTTCTTGCTTAGTATATGCCAGCCCTTCTCGCCTTCCATGTGGTCCTGTGCGTACTCTTTGGTTGTTGTTATCCAATCGGTAGCGTTAATCTCTTTAACGTCTTTAGGTACTGCTCTGTAGATAGTAACAGACTTTTCTGGCTTGCCCTTCATACCTTGAATTATTCTTATAGCTTTATCATCATAGCTAACACCTGTAAGGTAGTCGCTAGAGTGTCCACTATACATGCCGGGGAACGCATCTTCAACATTGACACCTGACGGATTACCGTCACTCTTTAATGGTGCTGTGTGTTGCATTTTATAACCTTCCGCTTGTGCTGCTGATTCTGCTCTATACTGTGCTGGTGACTTATCAGCATTAGGTGTTAACCCTTTAGCTTTCATAGCCTTAGCGTTAGCCTCACCTGCTGTACCTGTTATATCAACCCAATCACCTGAGCGTTTATGTAACTTAAAGAACTTACCATCATCACCCTCAATAAACTTAGCATTACCTGCCTCATCCATTATAGGCTTACCTGATGGCATTTCTGGCTTGATACTGCTTGCTACATCTACTGGTGCTTGGCTTTTGCTTACACCACTACCACCGCGATATGTTAACTCATCCTCTGGTACGTCTAAAGTTTCCCAAGGTGGCTTT